ATATTTTGCACTCTCTGAAGGGCTGAGCGAAGTTGTTGTTGGTGAAAATTTGCCTTTGCTTCCATTTTTTTCCCAAAGCGTTTTCTCTTGCTCCTGCAATTTGGTAAGAGCATCCTCCTTCTGCCGTTTTATCTGTTCGACTTCTTTGTCATAATTGTACTGGTTCTGGGCTAATACTTTGTCCAGACCGTCGTCCATGGCGTCAATCTTTGCCTTGGTGATAGACATTTCCACATCAACAGCTGCTCTTTGACGTTCAAGGGCCTGTTTCCTTACCTGTATGTCAAAGCCCGCGTTGTTTTCTTTTGGCTTCTTTAACTCGAGTTGTTTCTCAATTCCTTCTATGACCAGTTTTTGGGCAGCAATTGCCGCGAGCGGATCCTTGGATGGCGTATTTTCTAAAGTGATTAGCTTCTGCTTTTCATCAATCAATTTTTTCTCAAGGAGCAGGCGCTGTTGTGCAGCAGTAATGAAATCGTCTTCAGGTTTTTTCCCGTTATTATCCGTCTTTTTGTTTGTGCTAGTGATAAAACTACTGTAGGCATCATTAACTTCCTTTATCTCCTTCTTTTGACCTTGTAATGCAGTATTGAGTAAGGAAAATTTACCTGCAACATTAGCTGCTGCAAATGATGAAGTACGACCATATTTGTCAACCTCACCTACAAGGCTCATGACTTCGACTTTTAACTTCTCAAAGTCGTCATCCGAGGTTAAACCTTCTTTTGTTTTAGCAACAAAATCAGAAATTTTAAATTTTATTTCATAGGCTTTATCTGATCCTACTTTGCTTTTAATTTTGTCAACAATATCCTGTTGAGCACTAATTATGTCTTTATTATACTCTGCATTGATAGCGTCAATTGACTCTTTTTTATTCTTGACAGCGACATTTTCAGATAAAGACTGGTTAACTGCATCCTGAGCCCCCTTAATATCCTGAAGGTTCTTCAGCTCCTGAAATTGTGCAGGAATATACTGCCCATATTGGTCTAATACGGCTTTTTTTGCCTTTTCATAAGCCTGTGTGCCTGTTTCGGCCATCTTCAGGCCGGTAAATAATTCCGAAACCTTGTCCTTCTCATTCTCGATTTCTACGGAGGTCTTACCAAGTGATTTTTCAAGGTCAGTCTGGTGTGTGGCCAGTTCATAAATACCGTATGATAGAGCAGCTACGGCAACAGCTGCTAAAACATAAGGATTGGCAAGCATTGACTCATTGAGAGCTTTCTGTGCTGCAATACTTCGCTCTTTCATGACGATCTCACGAGCTTCCGATAACTCAAGAAATCCAGTGCTTTCGGCAACAAGAACATTTGCAGCGGCATTAAGCTCTTGTTCATGACGGGCATACATCACCGCTAGTTTATACGCCCCAAAGACCAGGATCAAACCCTTTAATACCTCTCCTACAGTTTGATAATTTGCAATAAGCGTGGATACGGCACTGATACCGGCATTGATGATACCTTCATTGGACTGGCCAAGGGCATTGAACATGAGATCCAGTTTATCCTTCAGGTTACTGATCTGGCCGGTGACTGAGGCCATCTGTTTTTCCATCAGATTATTGAATTTGCCTCCTTCTCCGGCCATGGTCTGAAAGGCCTTTTCAACATCTTTAAACCCGATGGATCCAGCCGATACCATGTCAGTAATTTCATTCTTCGTCTTTCCGAGGTTTTTGGCTAGTTCGCCCAGGAGAGGAATACCGGCAATGGCAAATTCGCGCAATTCACGGCCTTGTAGGGTTCCAATAGTCAGAACTTGGCCATAAGTATGCGCTACTTGGCCAAGTGGAACTGAAACACCTGCAGCTACATCTCCGAGAGACTTTATTGTACTCATAACGTCCTCTGTTGCCACTCCCATGGCCAGCAACTGCTTAATGTTCGAAGCGATATCTGTTAAAGTGAAAGGTGTTTTCTCTGCGAAATCAACCGCCTGGGCCATGAGCGCATCTGCTTTCTCTTTACTCCCAAGCATAGTCTCAAAAGCGATACCAAGCTGTTGAAATTCGCCGCGAACATTGATGATCTCTTTGCCGAACCCTGCAAGTGCACTGATTGAGAAATATCCGGCCATTGCCGTTCCGATATTACTCATCACATCATCTATTTTGGCCCCTTGGGTGACAGTATTGTCGGCCAGACTTTTGATTTGCGCGTTTATTTTGGAAATCTCATCGTAAAGTTGTTTGGCGTCGATTCCACCTTCAAAATAGAGCGCTCCACCTGTAGTTGATGTTGGCATTGCTATAGATTTAAAAAGTTCTCAAAATCTTCTTTTGTTTCTAACTTGTCAGGCAAATTTTTCTTTGATTTGGATTTTTCTTCTTTATAATCCGCCTTCCAGTAGGGCATATCCGTTGACATCATTACAAGGTTCTGCCACCCCATGCCCCAAAGAATAAAATTTGGTATCAGTCCGAGATTCTTTATTGTGCCGGAGATTTCTCCCCAGATAGTCCGGCCACCTTCAACGGATCCACCGTCTTGATCGGACTGATTCCTTTCGTCAAGACGGTACATGAGAAAAAATCTGTAACGGATGATTGTTTGATCACTAGCTGGATCAGGATCAGCAACTCTGATGGAGTGAGCCTCCATAGTAAAAAGTTGGCCAGCATACCTCCAAAAAGTTTAATGCCGGTTCTGTTATTGAGAATTGAATATGCTATCACCCGAGACATTGGCCTTGCTGTCTTTTCTGCCATACCTATGACTGAAACTATATTTTCCGGAACGATTACATCCCCCATTTGGGCAGATGCTTTGGTGATGAATATCAGCGTTCCAAGCCGAAGGGGCCGGATGCCAAACTTCAGATTCATCCCCATGAATTTTACTTTGAAATTCTCGGAGTTATCAAGAATGGTATTCGCGGTTCGATTGACAGTTTCTATTTCCATAAGTTGAGGTTTAAAAAAGAAAAGCCCCGAAGGGCTCTTCCAGGTTCTTACGTGTTAGCGATCATGACCGATGGGGTATTGGTCTTAGTTGGTGTCAAAGCCGTAGCCTTGATTTTGACAATACCAATAGTTTCTTTCCCCAATTTCAAATCCACGGATGCGCTGATCTTTGCGCGAACGATTTGGATCTTAACACCAGTCTTAGTGATGGCTTCGATTGATTTCTCAATTACGGCAGATGTCGCCGGAGCTTGCCATACAGGGACAGCAGGAACAGTGACATCAACAGTACCTCCGAGCACTTTTACAAGTGTGGAAGGAGTGAAATCAAGAATGCTCCATTCGATTGTGGTAACCCCCTTTTTTGTTACCGTTTCAATCGGGTCGTCAGACTCCTCGCAGAAGAAGTCTTTGGAAGTATCCTCACCTTTTGTAAAGGTTGCACTCCCTTCATCCGTTACGCCAAGAACTGCAAGGGTTGTTCCCATCCCTCCGTCACTAGCGACGTCTCCAATTTTGATCGACACGAGGCCGAAAGTTCTTTTTTCAGACATTTTATTCAGTATTAATTGTTTATTAATCGAATATCAAAACGCATATTTGAGTAATGGTCCTTTAGCTCTTCACCAGGGTAGGTATTTTGCTGTTGGAAATAAATGAAGACATACCCAGTATCATCGCAGGTGTTATCTAGCGTTGATATCACCAGATTTGACATTGCAGTTAGTAGCAAAGAATCTTGCCTCCCGGGAGAGATGTCATTACAGTAGGCATTTACATTGATGATACATTTTTGCAAAATTCCGTTACCAATCGGTAGGGAATTTATCACATAGTACGCTGCATCTTTGCAGTCAGCAGGTCTGGAATACTGATAAACCGGATCTGTAACTGCTAGTTTCAGCTTGTGATAAATTGCTTTTATTGCGTCATCTACTATCATGGCCTAATGAATTGTAAGATCATCCAGGAGATCTGTTTTCTTTCCGGTTTTCTTAGCCAGGGCAAGCATCTGCTTGTGTAAATCATCAACTGCAACAATAGATTGTGTGCTGATTACATTGTACCCAAGAGATTCAACTGCTGAGGCGTAATTCATACCAGCTACACCTACCAGGCGAATCCCTGACCGTGTTGGAATATCCATCAGTATCGCTTTTGCTTCCTCTTTCCCTTTTGCAGTTCCATCAACATTGCCTCCGATCAAGGTATTATCCTTCAGAATGAAATATCCAAGGGAACTACGCAAATTGGCAGTCCGGTCCTTTAAAAATGTTCCTTTGGACCAATCTGCCCTTTCTTCCAGTCCACTGAAGGCTGTGGTTGATTCCTGGCATCAGAAACAAACTTCTCTCCAATAAATTGCATCCGGCTGATGATTGCCTTCTCGATGCGCAAAGCATCATTTAGCAGTTTATTCGGATCGTATGTCATTTTTAAAGCCATAATCTTGCGTTGAAGAAATTGCGTGAAAACTGCTTCACGGATGATTCAACAGATCTTCCCCAGATATTCAAAGAGACTTTGGCGCCAACAGGTAAATCAAGGACCCCTGATACCGGCATATAAACGGTGAATGAATAAGCAACAAGTGCTCCATCTACCGAGGGGATCATCCTTCCGGATCCGTTTGGTTCTGCCCTGCAACTGCTATCATAAGATTGAAGGGTTCCTGCTACAGGATTACCATCTTCATCCGTCGTTGAGGCGGATGTCCACTGAACCTTGATAGTATGAGGGTACTGGTTTACCATGGTCTTGCACTGGAAATAGTAGGTATAAATGGATCCGGTTCTCCGTATTTCTGATAGATTGATCCGGCTGTCTTTATGAGTGATTGTTTATCACTAAGTGACATGCTAAATCCGCCTTCAGAGATTGCGGGGGCGTTGATCAGCATTACCAGGATATCAGCTACCGTCAAATCCATTAACCTCTTGGCTGATATGATATAATCCTCCAAAAAGTTAAGTTCCCGATCGAAGAGAGCTTTTTTTAATTTGGCTTCCTCGACCGGGTAAATTAACGATGCTTGCAGAGCTTCAAGATTTGTCATCACTCAGAAGGCTTAAGCGGTCTTTGTCTCCACGTCCATAATGAAGATCCTGTCAATCAGTTCAAGTGCGGGGAAAGCGTTTAGCTCACAGTCGGTGAACTCTCCCCAAGGATTACCTTGGCGATACTTCTTCAGCAGAACGTTTTGATAGGTTGCATAATTTACGTTTGCAACAGGCTCCATCTGCTCCATGGCAAATGCGTTGTGGATCAATCCAAGCTTCCCGTCAGGGATGAACGTCACCGAGGTGTCGTTGAAAGGATTGATGCTTGTGATCTGGCCATCTTTCTCGATACCGATCTGTTCGTTCACGATCTCGACGATCGGAAGGAAATTGGCAGCGAGATACTGGTTGATCTGATCAAGCGTTCCCATGGTAGCCATGTTGGAACCTAAACGGTAGTAACCGGCCAGCATCTTGGTGGTCTCAGCGCAAGCCTGAAGTTTCCAGAAAGTCGTCAGGGTCATCAACATTTTAGAGAAACTCAACCCCTGTGCATTTGCAGCCTGGATGATAAGTTTAATGTCGGTGATTGGCGTTGCTGTAGCAGGAATGCTCCATTTTTCAAAAACAGTTTTCCTGTTTGCGGTAGGCATGAACAGGTCAATGTCAGTCAAAACCAACCCGTCAGGGTTGTTTGTGGCATTGATGGTGACTTTACCAAGGGAGAGAGCTTGGAGAACCATGATGTCAATTCTCTTCAGTGGAGCCTCACCGGCTTTCTTCAGGTCGTTGAACATCATATCCAGAAGAATGGTGCGTTTGGCCTCTTCGGTCAAAGCCATGTTCTGGAGTGTCAGATAATTCCTGTAATCTTCCTCATTCATGCGGAATGATTCTTTGATTGCGGGAACGGTACCGCTCAACTTTTCAAGGTTGAGCCTGGAACGGGTTGGCGCCGGAGAATTACGGTCCACAACAGAAGCTGCAGCCTCAATCCGGCTTCTTCCGATGACACTGACGAAGGTCAGCGTGGTGGTTGGGATACCCCAGTCGAAATACTTACCAAACCAAACAGGAGCAAATTTGTCCAGTGATTTGTCAATCACAGTTTGCATCTTGAGGGCATATGCGCCGAACATAGATGATACTTTATCAGCCATAACTTATTTCCTCCTTTTGATTAATAAGAGTTAGAGAATGCGATGTTTGGTAACAATGCCTTGATGGCATCAGTTACAACCGGGATCCTGCGAGCGTACACAGTGCCTTTGATAGCTACTGCAACGGATTCGTTGACACCAACAGTTACATCTTTGAAATTCAGTCCTTTTGCGACTGTAGCATACACAGCTGCAGCAGCACCTGTGGCAGAGCTTTCGAACAATGCGTCTCCTGCTGTCAGAGCCACTGCCAGAGTGGTACCAACAG